CATACTGATTCATAAAGTCAAGGATACCATTGCTCAAGAACTCCTTGATATCAATACCATCGACCTCATTGCGAATCTCATAGGGCAGAGTTACTGCATACTGCTCTAATCGTTTGGTCTTATCGTATAGGGGTGCTCTATACTCCCCTTTGTTTATAATTTCGTCTATCAAAACATTTCCTCCCTGTAATCATCGTCAGAAATCATTTCCATGTAATCAGAGATACAATTGTTGATGTACTCGCAAATTGATTCTGCATTTTCTTCCAAGGCTTGGAGAATCACATTCTGTTTCCATTCCTTGGTCATATCGCTAGGCTTGACTCCTTCTCGTTCGAGTACGCTATTGATATCTTCTGAGCCCCACTGCAAACATGGGTGCATTACGATGTCGTGATCTTCACGCAGTTTGGTAATCATTGTTTCCTTTTTCATATTTGTTAATCTTGTGTGCAAATGTAGTATAAAAATGTATAAATCAAAATAATTTAGCAATCTTTTACAATTGCTACTACTCCAGGGTTAACCCACTCTCCATACCATCCGTGGTCTCTGAGGAAGTTAACTAACTCTACATGAATACCGAACTCCCAGTGCTCATAGTTCTGAGTCCAATAGTTGAGCAGATCGTATCCATCTGAAGATAATATACCTGAATCCTCAGCTGATATAGAAAAGATGTTTGGTGATTTTTCAACCCATCCATTACCATCCTTGAAGATGGTCATCTTGGGGTACTTCTTTTGTAACTTGGTGATTAAACTTACTTTGGTTGTCATAATTTATTTTACGGTGTAGTGAATGTAACCTTCTGTGTCTGCCCAATATATGATATCGTCTTGGTCGATGAAAATTGATGATAGTGCTTCCATTAGAGCACCAACACGATGCTGTAAGAACTCCATAACATATTCGGGATCGCACCAAACATCTACATTATTGCTATGGTGGGACATAAAGCCATCACGTGATGTGTAGTTCTCAAGTATGTACTCTCTGATGTCCTCCTTCTTCTCATTAACAATCTCCATAAAGCGATCGAAGTCAATGTCGACCTCAATGTTGATCGTATCATTACTGAAATTGTAGTAGGCAGGGCTTGAGATACTCTGATACTTAATCTCCGCAGGCATAATCGATTGGAAGTTACGCTCAAAGCATTCAACAAATGCATTGGCTACTCTCTCTCGATAATCTTCGTAGTGCCAATCAAAGTCATCATAGTCCAAGTCAGTACCATATTCTTGATTGTGGGAGTATATCTCATTCTCCTCATTGGGTTCTAAGTGGGTATTATAGAACCCAGGAAACAGCGGGCAATAGGTTTCTATCTTCATATCTTTTTAATTAAAATGATTAACTTCAGTTGCATACACCGCATCTGCAATGGTAAAATCATAATGGGTTAAACATAGGGACTCAGAACCATCATCATGAAGGCGATATACTTCTTTCTCTTGATCATAGAACAAGTCTTTGGCTTCCTCACGGCTCACGATATACCATACGTGACCATCATTCATAATTTTTGTGTTCATTTTAATTCTAATTTATCTAATACATCTTGTGGAACAGGGCAATCTAATTGGTGATCAAAATAATAACCAGCCTCAGCACCTTCTCGGAAATAAGATTCCGTGATAGTGGAATTTAACTTAGTGATAAAGCCAAGTTCGCTATCCATTTGAAAGTCAGACCAATCGGGTGCATCATTGATTTCGGTTAGTGTGCATATCCCGTTCTCATACACTAAACCACCTGAGAATGAACCACCTTCCTCATCGAAGTGCAACTCAAAATTGGGAAAGGTTAGGGCAAAGTCTTCAAGGATATCAAGATCGAACAATCCCCATGCAGTAGCGAAGTTGTAACAAGTCCCATCAATATCATTGTCATAGCATCCCCACTTAGTTTGCCAGTTATTATGAGCCCACTCATACCAATTATCCACACCATACTTCTCAAGTAGGGCTTTCTGCATCTTCTTGGTGATGGGTTTGGGTTCGTAGTAGAAATCTTTAGTGCGATCGATTTTCTCGTTCTCCTTTATAATCTTTTTGTATTCGGTCTCAGATACAATACGGGTAGGAGATGTAGTATTACGGATATCGTCAGGCATAGGACGATAGTACTGGCATAGCCCTACTTTAGCAATCTCATTCAATATAACTTTTTGTTCGTCTGTTAGATCAGACATGGCGAGGTGATAATAAACGTGGTTTGGCATAATTATTTATTTTTAGTTGGTTGGAACATTGAATTAAAATAGTCAATCATACAATCGTAGGCACTCTTATTTTCATCGTTGTATAAACTCGTTTCAAATTCCTTATACAAGTGAGGTAGCACATCGTACTGCCAATCATAAGGCTCTTCGGCAAACTGTTTATCGAATTCTTTCAATAAGCAGGAGAACAAATACATATCGTAGTCCATGATTTATTTGGTGGTTAAACTATTAAATGGTTTCCAATCTAATGCCTCAGTACTTTTCAAGTCACAGGCGATATCTATATTTGCAAAGTGTGACCATGCTTCATCACACATTTCAGTTTGCTTTGCGAATGCTTTGTCCATACCATTGGCTGTGATGAACTTTTGTAGTACAAGACTATCTTCTTTAATCATTGCTAAGCGGTGCTGTAACTCTTTAACTCTTTGCATGGCATGATGTGCTACATCCATAATTTGTTTTACGTCAGTTTTCATTTTCAGTCTATAATTATTTCGGTGTGTTGAATATTGCATTGTTCCATTTCTGCCTCATTGATCTCCTCATCGGTTAGATTGTGAGCCTCGTTGATGGCTTCAAACACGGTCTCAGCATCCACATACATGATAGTGGAATAGGTGCGGTTAATTACTACTCTATATTTCATCGTATTCGGTTATTGAAGAATAAAATTTGACTGTGTTCTGATAGGTGCCAGTACTACCCTCTTTTAACTCATCACGTGAGGGAACCTTACTACCATAGGTATCAAAGTAAGATTCTTTGGGTAGCATACAAGCACCACTCTGTAAGGCAGACATGGCAGTGCGACCCACACTGCCTTCCATCTTCCATGCTATACCTGTATTGATTAATTCTTGTAGATCAGTATACCCATACTCATCTTGCATCTTCTTAATTGTTTTCCAATTCATAATCCTAATCCTTTGTTGATTGCTTGAAACATATCCCTTTCTTCTTGGTCTGCTCGAACTACAAAACCCGTAGTATCTTTCTTTGCTTGACCCTTGGCTTTGAGCCCCAAGATACCACCTTTGATGTCGAGCATCAAATCATCTCTTTCATCACCATCGTATACCTCATACCCATTGAAATGTGTAGGCATCTCATCGAACACCATGGCGACAATACCTCCACTTGCAAGGTGCTCCATTGCTTCTTGGTGATTGGTCTCAGATCTAGAAAAGGTTACCACATACTTATGACCTGAGGGGAGAATACGAGACCCAGCCTTTTGTAATATCTTGGTATAGTCATAGAACACTACATTGGATGGGATATCAGTAGTAGCAACTTGCTCCACCAACTTGATATCTGATGTACCATTGAGACGTACTGCCAACTCACCATCAGTTCTGCGAGCCTTGCGAATAATCTCATTGCGAATCTGCATCACAAAGGTGAATCTATCGTTCACATAATAGTTAGCCTTATTGATACGGGCTTGTTGTACATTACTGAATGCACCCATACCTGCTGTGAATAGGCAAGATGCTAGGCATCCCTCACTAGCCTTGGGACATAGGTTAACACCTTTATCATTTTGGGTAGATGGAGACAGATACAAAATAACAGTCTCTCTTAAGTTCTTCTTGGTTTTGGCGTTAGAATCGCCACTGCTCAATAGTTTCATAGTCCTTTAGTTTTATATTCGTAGTACAATTCTTGTAGTTCTTTGGGTTTCATCCAATCGGATGGCATTAAGTTGTCAATCTCACGCATCAAATCTGCGTTTATCTTGACTCCATAGGCATGGGCATCGCTCCTATCTAAGAATAGTTTGGAGCGATACTGCTTGCCGATTTGAAATTCGAATGCGTAGGTAATCATTTTACTTTTTTGCCGTTGATGATAGTGATGGTTTGCAAGTTGATAAGGCGATAGTCCTTGGACTGCATATCGTATACTGATAGGTAACCCAACTCGGCTGGATCATAACTACGTCCCTTGGAATTGGGTCTCAGATGTTTTTTAACACCACTTCTACCTAGTAGGTAACGTACTGAACCATCTTTCTTGGTAAACTCACAGGAGAAGAATCTACCTGACTTAATAATTGCGATTGCTTGTTTCTTATTCATATCTTGTTTATTTCTTTAAAATAGTTAATCACTTCTTCAATTGTGGGATATACACCCAATAACTTGACTTCGAAGTCTGCATCATAGTCAGTCTCATCCAATAGTACAAACTCAGAGTACTGACCTTTGTAGTCAGACGGAAAGAATAGTTTGTATATTACTCTGTCGATATCAAAACGACATGATGGTGACTCATCATTGCCATACGAGTCATCCTCTACAACACACACACCTTGAAACTCATAGTTTAGGATGTTGATGCAGTTCTGGCAATTGTGTTCCCAATAAAAATACTTGATGTCGTTTGTCATTTCAGTTCTTCAATTACTTTGTTCGCCATACTGACATATGCATGGTGAGATACAATCCAATTGTCGTACGATTTCGGATCTTCCTCGATATCTTGCAAGGTCAACTTCATCATAGTTTCAATTCGCTCTACAAGGAGAGCAACTTCGATAGTGTGCAGATTCTTGATGATACTGCGTAATTTCTGTTCGTTAGTTTTACGTGCCATATTAGTCTTGTCTATTAAGGTGATTAGTCCATTGTTCTGCTCTGCATTCAATTTCTGACTGAGATAGTTCTACTGAACAGCACTCAAGTTCTAAGTACATTGAACCAAAGGAGATGTCTACTGAAAAGCCAAGTGATTCAAACCACTGCTTTGCATCGTTTAAAGTTTGTTCGTTCATATTATTTAGTTTTGGGCTCAGATTCAATTGCTGAAAGGATTAATGCAACAATCGCCACAAAGAAGTAGCAAATGCCATCAAAGAAGTGCTTGTTCATGATTGAGGTAATGCTCACATAGTACATGACAAGAGCAATACAGATAAGTGCGATAACTTTTAGTGTGATATTCATAGTGTGATAGTGGGTGATGGCATGGACTCGAACCACATGTATGCCTTTACATTGCCATCACGATATACTTTCCGTATCACCCATATGTCCATACCTTGCGGATTCCTACATATGGCGATTTGATACGGGCATCTATCTGCATCGGTATGTCGATGCTCCGATAGTGTTATGTCAAGGAACGATGCATCTGCAATGGGATAACGTCTCCGCTATCTAAGGATGTCCGTAGACATCTGCATTGGGACTCAGATACAAGAATCAGAACGATTTTGTAGGTGATATGGGTAATGCTCCCATACTAAGGTCAACTTGACTCACCTTGGGTAATTAGATAGACTCAATAAGGTCAACAAAGGACTCATCAAGCAAGGTGCGGATGGCTTTGGCTTGGTGCTCCAATGTCCATTCGGCAACCATTACATCGGCATCGGGATTGCCAACCATACCTTTGTCCAAAAGAACGTCATACATTGCCTTGGCTAACTTATGACCAAAACGATGTTGACCTTTGGCAGTCAGTCCGCTTGTTGTCTCATCGGCATACCATACTGACTCACTTGAGGAGATAATGGTATCGCCCAATTGCAAGGAGATTGTAAATGGCTTACGCAAATCAATGCCTTTGCCTTGCTTACTGCCTTTGGCTAAACACATCTGCTGATGGAGACGGAATGCAACATTGCCAAGGACTTGTCCAAAGGTATCGACATTGCGAATACCCATAAGGAATTGACGTGAGAAGTTAGATACTTCGGTTTGCTGTGCGATGGTGATAATTGTGTTTTTCATATTGTTGTGTTTTAAGTTTAGTTGTCTCTGAAATCTTTGGCAAACCTACAACCGATTGGTATTTCGTGTCAAGCGTTTTTTGTCGTTTCTTTGTGAATGGATGGTTTGGCTTTGTGAATGAACGTTTTTTCTTTTTTCTGTGACAATCAGATGACATTTCCTCGTGTGCGTGTGCGTGATTCCTTATATCGGGAAAGAATAAATAGTTGTTGTAACAAATGTTGTTGAAACGATTGTTGTTGTAACAAATGCGAAATTGGGATGGGTTGATGAGAGATAAAAAAATTCGACAGATGATGTGTGAACAAAAGTTGTTGGAACGAATGTGGGATGTCTTACAGATAGAAGTTGCACAGCCTTGGCGATTTCTTTCTTTCTATATACGTTTGACCGAATGTATATAGGATTTGGCGTTTCTATTTGACTGATAATCAGTGAGTTGTGTAGGTTTGATTTCTATTTGTATTTTAATTTGGTTCGAGTCAAGCCATCGTAACTAATTAATTGTCAGCAAGTTATGGAAACAGGGGGGGGATGTTTTTTTGACTGCCATAGTCTACTGATTTGATCGTATTACCCCCAGCACTCGCAAAAACATTGATTCTCAGACTACTAGGGGGGGGTATTTTTTGCAGTAGGTAGTACTTTTCGCTACTTTGTGCAACAGGGTGCTGCATGAATTTTTCCAAAAACTTCATTCAAACATTCGCCACTATTTTCATTTACTGGCTTTTCTTAGTTGCCAAAGTCGGAAGTAAAAGAGTGCCAAAATCGGAAGTGGTATAATACCGCTCGGTATAAAATGAATACTATGTCTGTACATATTACTGCTCGGTAACAAATTTATACTTTTATTGTTACAAGATCTGAGAATAATGGGCGCAGCAGTTTAAAAATGGGCGCAGCAGAATAAAGTTCGAAGAAGTTTATGTAGTTTTGTAACTATGTACATCGATCACCTAAAAGAGCACCAGTTAATCCAGACATTGATCCGCAAGATTCCTGTAGTAGACCCATGGACTACCGTAGTTCTGAATGTATCGCCAGACTATTCTAGTACATTCTCTATGCACATGGCGCATCATTTATCTCAAGGGGGTAAGATGCTTGATATGTATCCTGTCGATGTTCCCTTTCCTAAAGAAGATAAGCATATGTATGAGGTGAACTTTAGAGAGAACATTGCTCGCTTTCCTGTACTCTATGATAAAATCATTCTATGTGAGGCTGCTGTCCTATCTGGAAATAACTATAGGTGGATTAAAGAAGTACTCCTAGATCTAGGGTATGAGAATGATGATATTATTACAACGGCTTTGATACAGAATGTGTCAAGCTGTTTTGAATGTGATTATGTTGGAGAGTATGCTTCCTCTATGCCTGAGTTCTATTATGAACGGTATAATAAGGCGTGGGAGCTCTGAGACCCAATTCGTTGACACCAACAAAATGGTTGTAGTCAGTACAGGACTCGAACCTGTATATCCAACATTTGCCGTGTTGGGCGTTCCATTTCCGCCACCTGACTATTTGAAAAAGCCCCACGAGCAGATCTTACGGTATGCAGGTGGGGACATTTTATTATTTCCAAACAATAGAAATATCTGGAGAGCGCACAATTAAGCGTTCTGCTCCGTCCATCTCGATTCTTTCTGCGTTCTGAAGGAAGATAGGATTAACATAAACCTTATCTCCTACTTCAATACCTTCTACTTCTGAACCAATGGCGTATACCTCTAGGGCACCCCACTTCTTCATTTCCTTTTCCATTAGTTCTCTTTGAAGTTTCTCGTCAACTTCAATAACGCTCTTCTTAATTTCGGGGGGAGTTAATATAACTCGTGGTCCTCTAACAAATGCTTTCATACTAGTTTATGGTGAATCATGTAAATTAATGTGTCTATATTACGGGCTTTGATTAGGGTCTCAGCCGTTCCATTCCAATAAGCAACCCACTCCTCTCTTTTGAAGGCGTGCCATACTTCTTGATACTGGTTGTATACGAATACCCAATTGCTCACGGTAAGTTATTATTTACTTCCTCCCAGTAGCGGATCATCTCCGTCATGTTTATCTTGGCGATCTTCTCCACTTCCTGGAGTTCCTTCTGTATCATTCGTATGGAGTAGGAGGCTATCTTCCTGAATCGGTAAGTGTCCATCTGGAATCCCAGCTGTTTGATTTCCTGTTCCATCTTCTCTGCTTGTTGTTTGGGTGTCATTATTTTCAATTAAATTAAGTGCTTCCTTTATGGCGTACATATCGGTTATACTGAGGCCCGTTTGACGCAATTGACTCTCCGCATCCATATCTGTTACGGCTTGCTCCAAACTAGCAGCAGAAGCCGGGTAGTTATCCATGTGCCTGCCCATAACCACTTTAACCAATTCATCCTTGGTCTGGCGAATTGCCCACAGGTATGTTTTCATATACCTGAGGTACTGTTTCTTGTCGATCTTAGGACTTCTCTTATTTATTTGCATGATTTATCGTGCTTTTTTGTCATGGTACTCTCGTTTTAATCGTTCTGCTATTTCTGTGGCTTCATCATAGGTCTTCATCGTCTTCCGATTCCCAAATTCCCATTGCTGATGACATGACATACAATAAATCATAAAGTTTTCTGGATGATGCCTCAGACTCGGATAACTTCCTTTTGTAATGATATGCGAGATGAACATCGGATGAAAGTGGGACAGTTGTATCCCACATTCCTGGCATTGATGTGGTCGTGAATTCCACATGGCCTTGTACCATGCTGTATCCTTTGTCATCCCACCCTGAAAACTCTTGATCCTTTTGCATTAGGTCTCCATGTTACTTTACCTTCATCTGAGGCCAATATCATATTGTTCCCCATATAATTCTTGATGTAATTAGAAGCCTCCCTCTTTTCCTCGTCAAGGCGAGCAATTTCCTCGTTCTTCTGCTTGTAATGTCGAATATACTCGTCAATTTCATCATTAGAAACAATTGATGCCGATTCAGGGTTCTTGTACTTCTCGTTTAAGAACTCAGAGTAAGCCTCCGTTCCATCTGGTGGTGGAGCAAACTGATCGTAGTCCTCACCAGTTTCCAAAGCAAGTCTGCCTGACTCAACACGATTCCAAAATTCTGCTGTTACATTGGCGATCATATCAATCATTTCTTGATCCCTGTCGAACTGATGAACCTTTAGATTTCTACCGTCTTCCAAGGCAACAAGATAGCCAACATCAATACCAAGACCCATTAGATACGTCTGCAACTGTAAGTAATAAGACGGTGGAACACCACCAGTCCACTGCTTACTGCTCCAGCCGCTAATCGTCTTAATCTCAATAATAGCTTCCACATTTTCCAAGTTAATTCTACCATCTCTTATACGTAAGTTTTTAGTTTTGATTTGTAATCTATCAGGCGAAAAAAACAGGTGTGGGTAGTCAGGGTTTACAACATATCCAACCGGCTCGTACAAAGTTCTAACTTTGGTTTGGGCCTCATAGTTGCGCAACATAGACGCATCATCGCCATCCCAGTACTCAAATATTTCAGCAACAGTTTTTTCCAAGATAGTCCCCATGAACATAGGAATATTCGGCTCCACCTTCTGAGGGATTAAACCGATCTTCTGATAATATAGTTCTGCTGGAGATTTCCAGGAGTTGACACCCATCAGGGTACCAATCTCTGAGGCCCCAAGACCACGAGAGCGGAATGCTATCCACTCATCATAAGCCTTGTCCTTATTGATCTGAATTATCTCAAGACCCATTCCTCAAACTGCTCAGCAAGGTGAAACGTCATCTCTTTAACCTCGTCTAGACTCTTGCCTTCCAGACTCATTGAAGAAACTATATTTACGGCACTTTTTAACGATGACTGCCGAATTATAGAACGCTGTTCCTGCCCATAATGTTTCATATGAGCAGGTTCAACTTTCGCACCGATTCTACTAGCTAGTGCCATATCGTGTACGCCTCTAGACATTAAAATGGTAAATCATCGATTTCATCAGGAACATTGCTGTTTACAGCGTGCTCTTTAACGATATCGTTTGGAACAGTAGGAACCAAGGTGGAGGTAAACTCGTTAACCTTGTCTACACGATAAGCCTCAACCTCAGACCAATCAACAGAGATAACCTCTCCCTTTTTGTTCTTAAGTTCTTCTGGAGCAGGAACTCCGTCTTGACCAATCTTGTAAGCCCACTTCAACACCTCTCCGTTCTGTTTCAAGAACAAGGCGGATCTCTTTTTGTCATCTACGATTTTCAAAGAGGGGATAAATTCCACTCTCTGGTGTGGATTGATACCAGGGCAACAATGGGCAAAAGCGATAAAGTAAGAGGTCTGCTTACCGCCATCCTCGCCTTTCATCTTAATTTGCAATTGGTACATCTGATCATCTTCCAATGTAACGCACAAATCTGTGCCATACTTGTGTTCCCTAGTACTAATACCACGGATGTAACCTTCTACTGAGTCAAACAGATGGTAAGCGTCACCTACCTTCTTTGCGATCTTACCTTCTCTGATGGTAAGATAAACTAATGGAGTTGTTTTTTCTTTTAAAGCCATAACTATAAGTAAAGCGAATATACAACCAAATTTGGAAATACCAAAAAAAATAATTAAAATTGTATAATATTATGAACAACGAGTTAAAAAATAAAATTACAGAATTAAAGGGTCAGCTACGAAGAGGAGATATGGCTCGAATCGTAGACCGCACCTCGGTCTTCGGTGTAAAGAAATATGATGTATACAATATCCTGAACGGTAAATCACTTATCGATCAGCAAAAATTAATTATTGTGATGCGTGAGGTGATGAAGTGTATCAAAGAAAATGAGAGATACATGGAAGAGTTTGATCTCTCCCTGCAGAACTTATGACCTTTGACGAACTGGACAGAGAAATCATTGCTATCAAAAGGCAAGGGTTGACTCCGTATGTTGAAAGACACAAGATCGGACAGGTTCGACAGAAGTACTATCTTTACAAAATCACAGCCGAGAAAGAAAGGTGCACCCAACTCTTTCTCAAGAATGTTCGATTTCTGAACAAAATACACAAGAGCTGGTGCAATAAACACAATGTCGAGGAGAACATGGGAATATCTACAGACGATTTCTTCCAAATGCTCCTCGAAGGAAAAATGAACATCTTCAACTTTGAGCACATCTTACTTTGTGCTGCCTTCTTTGGCATTCCATCAGAACTTATTTTATTTACAGATTTAGAAGCTAATGAGCAGACAATCAGGAACGAATATCCTTCTCTTTTCAAACAGAGTAGAGATTAAACCAATATCGGTTAACCAGGCTTGGCAAGGGCGCAAGTTTAAAAGTCCAATTTACAAAGAATATGAAAAGGAGTGCTTGTATAAGTTGCCTCCGCACAAGATTAACTGGGCTAGCGAGCCCATAGAGCTATCTTTGGTCGTTGGACTAAGCAATATGGCCTCAGATGTCGATAATGTCGTAAAACCCTTCGTAGACATCTTACAGAAGAAGTACGGATTCAACGATAAATACATCTTCAGATTGATTGTGGAAAAGAAGTTAGTCTCGAAAGGGTCTGAGTTTATTGAGTTTTACATAAAAAAGTTGGTCCCAAGACATTATGTGCTTGATTTTTCAGAAGAGTGATATTATGTTTGTACCGCAGTCCATACTTTTTGATGGGGGTATGTCTTGATGGACTGTGTGGGGATGAACGAGAAAGTGTCTTGGGAATCACAACCACACCACCTGAACCAATTTTCACAAAGCTTTTTTTAAGGCTTTAAAGGAAAGGGGGGAAAGGGGGGTATGGTTTAAATAGTGGTTCACCCAAGAAAATGTACTGACGAAGACTACGAAAGGACTCGGAGTATAAGGACTCGGATTAATTATCTAAATGCCATAATTGTGTTTTCTCGTTAAAATTGCATAAATTTGTAATAAATGGCGTATACTATAACGAATCAACCAAGTCAATTTTTGGCGGAAAGCGCAAAAGACAAAACTTGGTATAAGGAGAACTTAAAGTTCATTATGTCTCACTTCAATAAGAGGCACGATAGAATCTCCAGAGTTAGAAAACAAGAAGATTTAGAGAACCCCATTGACGAAGTAGTTCGAATGTTTACTTACTACTTGGGGAGACAATACAACAAAGATTATTACTACACCACCCAAGATCAAACTGGTTGTGATTTACCAACAGTTTGGATCAATGGACAAAAGGTGACCTCCTTGGTTGACTACATGGTTGGTAATGCTATCAAGATGATTCAGAACATTGAACCATCTGTTAAAAACAACAGTAAGGCTGCGGTGAATAAAAGAACCGAACTGCTTGAAAAAATGCTGTTGAAGTTTGAAGTACCCGAATTCTTTGAAGCTATGGAAAGTGCCGGTGTGGAATTTAATCCTGCTGGGCCTCAGAACTTTGAAGTAAAGGAAGATGTATACCGTTGGATGGAGTACGACTACAAAGAGCAAGGCGAGATGCTTGCTATGCGTATTTGTGAAGATATCCTCAATAGAAACAGTGCCACAGAAAAACTAAAGCAAGCCTTCTTGTATACCTTGCTTGGTGGTTATGTTGGTATTGAGAATAGAATTGAAAACGGCAAACAATATTTCGAAACCGTTCTCCCTCACAATTTGATTGTGGATAGGGCGAAAGATGATGATTTCAACTCTGATGCCCGATTTGTGGGTAAAGTAGATTGGTTGAACATCACCGATATTATCGAGAGATACCAAGACTCTTTAACCTACGAGGAGATTGAAGAATTGAAGAAGATTAACATGAATAATCTTTACCAATTGTTGGATCTTACCACTCACCCTTATGCTACTAACTGGGCGTTCAATATTAACAACTTGCCTACCTTGGCTTGTGTTACTGGATACTGGGTTGGTATGAAGGATTTGGGCTACGAGAAGTCTCAAGATAAATTTGGCAATACCCACTACTCTCGCATTCGTAATAATCGAAAAGGTCAGTACTGGACCAAGACTATTTACAAAGGGACTCTGATCGGAAACAAGTACATTGTTGACGCTGAGGAGATGACCAATATCGTTCGTAAGCATGACAACCCTGGAGACGTTGAACTTCCTTTGAAGGTCTTCATTCCAAACATGGTTATGGGCGAGAACAGATCTGTTGTGGCTCGTTTGCACCAACACCAAGATCGTATTGATTATATCACCAACGAGATTACTAAGATGATGAACCGTGCCAAGGGTAAGGTTTATCTGATTAATAAACAGAAACTTGGTACCTCTACGGCTAAGGATGTAATCAGCGATTTCGAAAGAATGGGTATCCACGTAACTGATGGATCAGCAACAGGTGAAGACTTTGTTGCAGGTCAGGATGCTCGTATGGTCGAAGTTGTTGATATGACTCTTGATCCCAACATCCAACAGCTTGTATCTCTACGCAGAGAAGAAGAAAGACTGATGGAAGAGATCGTCAATATCCCTAAGGTGGCCCTTGGTCAGCAGAGCGGATATGTCGGAGCCAAAACTCAAGCCGGTACCATTGCTCAATCTAACTTGGGTACTACTTACCTATACCAGGGCTTTATCCAGTTTGTGGAGAAGCAGTTGGGATTTGCTGTAAACCAATACAAAATCTCCTTGATTGGAGAATCTGAGACCGAAATTCCTGTTGTGGGTAGAAGCGGTAAAGAATACTTGCGTCTGACTAAAGATTTTCAGTTCCAGGAACTTGGCGTTTACCTGAAAGTTAAAGACTTTATCGATGAGCAGTCTAGAGAAAGATTGATCATGTTGGCTCAGGCAGCAATGCAAAACCAACAGATCGATATGCTGGATTACATCAGGATCGAAAAAGCCAACTCTTACACTCAACTCATCAACGAGTTGGAGTACTCTTTGAACAAGAGAGAAAGAGAAAAGGAAAAGCAAGAAGCCATGATGCAGATGATGCAACAGGCGCAGATGGAACAACAAATGGCACAAGAGCAACAACTAGCCGGAGCAAAAGAAGAAGGAGCGAATTACAGAAAAGAGTTGGATGTTGCATCTAAGACAATGCCTCAAGAACCACAACCTGCTGTAGAACAAATACAATAATTTGGTATTATAGTAAATTTTACTTAAATTTGAACATATATGTCAGAAGATTTTTTGAAAGATATTGCGGCTGAGCTGAATGCTCAGGTGGCAAAACCTGCTGAAGCACCTGCGGAAATCGCAACAGAGGTAGCTCCAGAACCAGCACCCGAACCTGCTCCAGAACCTGCTCCCGAACCTGCTCCGCAGCCGGTTGTAGATCCTGCTCCAGTAGTAGTAGAAAAAGAGTGGTGGGAAAAAGATAGCGAGACAGTCGCTGATAACAAACCTCAAGTTGAGGAAAAACCTGTTATCGATATGGATGATGATTTGAAACTGATTCTTGAGTACAAGAAGAGTGGAAAAACATTAGCTGATTTTGTGAAAGAGTATCAAGTAGAAGATGTAAATACTTGGGATGATGCTAAACTAGTTAAACAAGGCTTGAAAGAATTTATGAATCTTTCAGAAGAAGAACTAGAGCAGGCAACCTACGAGTATGAAAGTGCTTCTATTATCCAAAAGAAACAATGGGCTGAAACATTTAAGCAGCGCTTTGCGGAAAAGAATGAGAATAAGCTGAAACAGTTGACTTCTTCTAATCAACAGAGTGCCGAAATGCAGAAAGCTATTGCTGATAAATACAATGCTGATTTGGATCAATATGGCAGAAGTATTGCAAACAAAGAAGTTTATGGTCTTAAAGTTACAGACGAAATGTCTTCAGAACTTAAAAGATACATTAACGAAGAGTTTTCATTACAAAAACCTGACGGTTCATTTGACATTGAGAAGGTGTATTCCATTGCTCTATGGATGAAATATGGAAAAGACTTAGTAAAAGCTAACGTGACGAAAGCACGCAACGAAGGTAAAGAACAGGTTATTCGTGAAGTGAGTAACCCTAGTAAGAACATGACTGCTGGTGGACGTTCTGTTGGTTCTGGACTTGAGGCCGCACAAGAGGCTTTTAATACCTTGTTCCCAGGTTAATGGGAAAAACCAAAAACAAAAAATAAAAAATGGCAACTATTTCAAATCTTCCTTTGAGTCAATCTCTTTTGCTTAAAGGACTTTCATTGCCCAACAAAATGGCAATGGTTTATAGTCAAGATTATGGCTATAACGTTTTGACTCAGCTTACCTCTAAATTGGGCAGCTCTATTTCTACTCCTCAGGCGAAAGTAGAAGTTAGCTCATTGGGTAACTTGGGTGTGTTCTCTAAAGTAACTACCGCTATCAATACCTCTACTGGTGTTGTAGGTGTTAACGATGCGAGCAAATTCCGTGTAGGTGATATCGTAGCTGATGCTAACATGATCCAAGGTTTGGTAACTGATGTTAACTACAGCAACAGCACCATCACTTTGGTTCCTCACAGTGTTGCTGCTTTCACTAGCGCTCACTTTGCAGTAGGACACAACGCTAAGCGTTTCTTCGATGCTTCTCCTAACCGTTCTTCTTTCGGTAAGAGCACTTTGAATTACACTCCTAACACTGATTTCGCTTTGACCGCTGTAACTCGTGAGAGTTCACACCAGTCTCGTAGAGATCGTACCTCTTCTTTCGTGAAGTGGAATGGTGATTTCTGGTGGAGATCTTATGATGATCTTACTTTGAAAGCCTTCGCTAAGCAGTTGGAGTACAAGTATGCTTTCTCTGAGCGTAGCATCAAGCAAGGTCCTTACGGTGAGTACTACACTACCGGTGGTTTGCGTTGGTCAATCATCAACAATGGTGGTACCTACTTGCCTTTGACTTCTGAGTTGACTCAAGTTGTGTTCAACGATTTCTTGGAGCAAATGGTTCGTGTTTCTGCTGAAGGCGGACGCAAATTGGTTGCTTTGATGGGTAGCGCTGCTATGGCTCGCTTGCAAACTATCTTGGGTGACTACATTAAGTACGCTGGTACTGCAAACACCTTCGGTGGTGCTTCTGTAACTGGTTTGAACGTAATGAAGTACGCTTACGCTGGTTTGGAAATCGAGTTTGTACGTTGGTCTTTGTTGGATGACGAGATGTTCCGTAGCGAATTGTCTACCATCAACGGTAAGCCAAAGATGTCAAGCAGCATCTATTTCTTGGATATGACTTCTGTTCCTGCTGCTGACGGTTCTGGAACCTTGTCTGCATTGCAGAAGTATCACTTCAATAGTGACGAGTTGATCGCCAACTACGTTCCTGGTATGATCGGTTTGGAAAATAGCGATCCTTCAACTGTAAAAGCTACTATCGCTGGAAGCACTGTTGCTTCTTTGGGTACTAGTGATGTTGACGGTGTAGATTTCCATATCTTGTCTGACTGTGGTTTGTATTGCATTGCTGACCGTATGGGTCTGATCGAATTCGCATTCTAATTTAAAAGACGAAAATGAAAAATTATATTGTACAATCTGGCGCAACCTTGACCGGTGCTATGGCTGATGGTGTGTTGAGCATCGCTGGTACTTACGGATCTCCTGTAAAATTGTTGTGGAGCAACATTAAAAAGGCTGAATACGTAGCTTATAGTGCTGGTACTGCTCAGGTTTCAACTGTTACCATCTCTGGTACTTTGACTCCTGGTAACATTGTTTCTTTGCAGATCTCTCAAGATTTGTCTAAAGCGGCTAACAGTGTAGGTCCTCGTGAAAAAGTTGCAATCATCACTCACGTGATTAACGCTGCTGATACTGTTACTACTATTGCTGCTTCTATCGTAGCTCAAGTTAACAATCAGCCTTTGGAAATCGTTGCTACTAACTCTTCTGGAGTTGTAACTTTGACTGCCACTTTACCTTACGCTATCTTCAGCGTAGCCGAAGTTAAGGATGATGGAGCAAACTCTGCTTTGGCTACTGGAACTGCTGGTGTTAAGCCAACTGGTTTCACTGGTGCCGAGTTAGTTGCTTTGGAAATTCCTGGTGCTGCTGCAAGTTCTAACTATGCTATCTTCAAGTTTATCTACGCTACTCCTAAGGTAGACGATAAAATTGTTGCTGAGCATACTGAAGTTTTCAACTTGTATGTAGAGTCTTCAGTTTCTGTAACTGATTTGAGTAACACTTTGAAGTGTTTGGATATTGCTGATCTTTCTACCAGCAATACTTACACTGATGCGGCTTTGAACGCTGTGTTGGCTCAGATTCGTGAGTACTTGGCAAAGTTGTCTTAATCGATCACTTTAAAATTAGAGGGGGATTTATTCTCCCTCTTTTTTTGCTTTTAATTGTAAAATAATTTATATTTGTAAATACTTATGCGCATCCAAGCTTATTTAGTTCCTCTGAGAACCCGTGGTAATGTTACCATCGTTGGTTCTTATCGAGATCGGGCCACTGATAAAGAAGTTTTTCTTTTGGCCTCAGGTAAAAAAGTAGTGTCATCTTTGAGTGAAGGAGATAGAGTTTATCAGCATACTTTTGAGGAAGGTATGTCTATTCCTTTCAGCTTTGATGAATCTAATTTCCAAGAAAAAGCAGTAGTTGATTTTTGGAAAAATCATCCATTGGTAGTTACAGATGGGTATAACAACCCAAATTTGATCACCGAGCAATTTAAATTTGAAGTAAAGGCTGAGAAAGTCCGTGTTGAATATGATGAGTTGTTGGCTCGTTTGCAGTGTGTATCACAAGTGTCTGCCATGACATTCCAGGAGCAGATTAACTTGACTTTTGCATTGGGCTCAGATCCTCGCAATATGGACCAGAAGGAAATCTATCTTCACCTTATTGGTTTGACATTGAACGGTATGGCAATCGCTAAGAAAAAGTTTGTTGCTAGCTACTTGTCAGTTAGAGCTAACGAGCGTATTGCAACTGTATACGCAAACAAGGCGATTTCTTACGGTGTTGTAAGTAAGGAGGGTTCTGTTTACAAGATTGCAGGACGTAACGCAGGTACAACTATTGACGCTGTGGTCGCATTAATTCTGAGCGATACAGAACTGTTTGAGAATTACATCAAACCAGAAGTAGATAAGCACGATGAAAATCAATTGCTTAAGTATTCTGTAGACGATACTATTGATCTTCCAGAAGAAATTAAAAATCTTATTCCTGCTAGTGGTGTGGCAGCTAAGAAAAAAGTAACCAAGGCTTCCGAGTAATTGTTATTTTTAAGTTTGACAGAGAGAGGGTGGCTACGGCTACCCTTTTTTCTTTGTTCATTTTTTTGTATCTTTGATATAAATGACAGGCGCACAGTTTTGGTCTTATTTACAGCAAAAGATAGATAAGGCTTATTCAGCATACTTAGACAACACCAAGGCTAACGGCCTGATTAAGGAGTCTATGTATCGTTTGGTAGATAAGTACTGGAAAGGCTTATCCTTTGAGCGTGAAGACGATGAGATGATTGCCTTCATGGTTCGTGATTTAAGTGTTACTCCTGCTGCTGGTATTATTGACATTAAGACCTTGCTTCCGAACTATATGCATATTCTGCGTATGGGAGTTAGATATGAAGTTGATGTTGTGGTTACTCTCGTGAGCGGTACTACTTTGACATCTGCAAATCACAAACTTAGAAAAGGGAATACAGTTAAGTTGAGTAGTACTCTCTACACAGTTACTAAAGTTAAGGGTGATACTTTTGACTTGGGTACAAGTGGATTGAGTACAGGAACATACAAACAGATCGTAGACAAAGAAGCAAAGCAAATGGTCGGAGACCGAAAGAACGGTGCTTTCCACAAAGCAGATTTTTCAACTCCCCGTTTTGAATCTAGAACTGCTGGCACTACAACTCCTCGGAGTTTTAAAGTTACACCAGCTCCTGCTACTTGTACGATTGATTATGTTCGTATTCCTCCTGTTGATATTGACGTGGCGAATACAACAACCATTCTGGAGGATTACTACGGAATGAAGTTCTTGTATCGTTTGATGGATGAATGCGTGCTAAACTTTGGGGCTCAGACAAAAGACTACCCAACTAAGCAGAGTGCACAACAAGATATAATTGAAAACCCATGATTTACTTACAGGAGATCGTAGACGAGATTAAGAGTGATCTGCATAGCGGAATGACTTATAACGATAGTCGTTTTGACGATGAGTATATTGAGAATAAGATCCATGCTGCACGTGCCACTATCATCATGAATTATATGATGAAGACCGGCAAGTTCATCAACGATGCATGGGTGCAGACATTGGACATTCGTTTCGAGGCAATTGATACTGATTGTGATACTCGTACCTTCGAGTGCCCCAACGTTATCTCATTGGATGGACAGGCAGATGGTTTTATCTATGTTGGTCACCTTTCTGGTACAAAACCTTTTGTGCGTATTCGCAAAGGCTTTAGTACTCTGACTCGCCATTCTATATTCAAGAATAAGACAGAGATTATGTGGGACTACAAGCATTTGACTCAAGGGAATAATGTGTTACAGTTCTACAATGCAAATCGTTTGACATATATTATGGTTCGGGCTATGTTTAACAACCCAACTACAATACCAAACTTTGACAAAGAAACGGATCACTACCCAGTTGACGCATCGATTAAAAAAGATATCGTTGAGATGGTGACCATTGATTTACTTCGTAAAACACGTGTTCCTGTAGAACCAGGAAACGATAATCAAACATCTATACCTCGATGAAAATAGAAGATGTAATAGCAGCGGCCTCAGAAGAACTGAATGCCTCATATGAGAATAATGCTCTGTGGTTTGAAGTACTCATTCACCAGGCTGTTCGTTCTCACAAAACTCCTAAGAAGTTTAAGGAGATTCATGTTCGTGTAGAAGCACAGGACAATAAAATACAAATGCCTGATGGTTGGATTCGTATTTTGGGTTTGTATGATTGTAATACCAGCCTGAAGTATTGCCCTGATATTGACTACGTACTTCAAAATGAGTGTATTGTTTTTGATACTGGATTGGCGATTAAAGACGGAACAAAATTTGACTTCAGATATTATGGATTGAACATCAATGATCAAGGCGAGTTGATCATTCCTGATGATTGGGAACGTATGCTAGTAGCCTATATTGGATGGAAATATACTCGTAGATACATTAAGGACTTTGGTGTAGCTGTAATGCAGAACTACCAAAGGGAATACCAAACACAAAAACTAGCTAACGTATAATGGCAGTAGTAAGAGTGACCCCATCAGGTATCATGGATAAAGATACCGATTTGTCTTATATCAATCAAGGTAACTATGTTGATGCAAATGATATAAGACATCGCCAGACCGATGGTAATACATTTGGTGGCGTTATGTCTGTTGTGGGAAATACTAGTATGTTACAGTTCCCCAATTATGCTTCTACTAATAAAAAGTTTCGTATTTTTTTAGACCTTGCTGATTTTTACGATACTGCGGTTGGAAGTGTAAACTTTACTTGGAAATTACAAGAAGATGGCTCTGGATTTATTGGGGTAGCTTCTAATACTGCCTCTTCTATTGCTTCTCTTGCGACTTTTGCTAGTACAGTATATAGTACAATTGATGGATTGGTTGCATATACTACCGTTGGAAGTTTTTCTTTTACTGCTACTAAGACAGTAGGAGGAGTTGTTTATGCTGGGTACTTCGATATGGAGTTCAGCGGAAATACAGTTGATTATAAATTGTGGGTTGAGAACACAGTAAGCAATGCTGCAACAATTTATGTAACTCAAGAGTGGGTTCCAGCAGCAGCTGATCAAAGTTTTCAAGTTGTTGGGTCTCAGCAAATAGAAAGTTACTTATTCGTATTCCTCGCCTCAGTTACAAAAAGTACAGGTATTGTCTCTTTATTGAGTGAAGTAGGTGTAGTATACAGCACAGATAACGGAGTTAGTTATACATATAGAAGATTAGTACGTAGCAAGCAATTAGGCTTTTCAACAGATAGGCGAATAGAAGCAGAGTTAGAAAGAAACGGATCGAATGTAAATTTGTATTGGACAGATGGTTTTAATAAGCCACGTGCGATGTACTTAAAATATTCTTTGATTACAACCACAGATGCTTTCTTAGTTGCGGCAGGTGGTCGTTATGATTTGGAAACAATAAATGATGAAACTTCTTTCTTTTACAAAGGAAGTTCTGCCTACTTTAGTAATGTTGAAGTTATACAAGGAGGAGGAGCATTAAGTTCTGGAAACAAAAGATATACAGGTCGTTTTTTAACAGAAGACTTTGTTCCTAGTGATTTTATGTATCCAACAAATCCATTAAATATTTATAGCGCTTCCTTTAATAAGGCTAGCAAAGTAGAAGGAGATGCAGAAAATATTATTACAAACAAATCTGTAAAAATTACAATAAATAATTTTGAAGCAGATATCTATAAATATTTTGAATTAATAGCAATTGAATATGTAGGTACTGCATTTACAACTAAGATTATCGAGCGCTTTAAAATTGCTACTGGGGCATCGCAATTAGTTGTTACTCATACAAATATAGGTCAAGATAATATTACACTTAGCAATCAAGAATTATTGGGGATTACATCTAAATATTTATCTGCTCAAACAATTAAAATATTTAGTAATAGAATGACAATGAGTAATTTGGTAGAACAAACCGATTACGATTTAAGTTCTTGGGCTTCAACAATTCAACACTCGGTTTGTGAAACGTATATTCCAGGGTTAGGAATTTCAAAGAACATAAGTAGCGATGATCCAGGTACAGCATTTGGCGAGTACCAAGACCCTAATAATGTATATAGCAAGACTGGGTATATGTATAATGATACTTATCGTTTTGGTATTCAAGTTCAATGGAAAAATACCGGCAAGTGGAGTTCTCCGTATTGGGTAGAAGATATTCGGTTTGATAACTCAGCATCGAATGTTGTTGGGTCAAGGCGGAAAACATTTGGAGGAAGTGTAAGTGCAGTAAATACTAGTACAGAAACAATTACGGTTACAGGACACAATTTTTACAATGGTCAACCCGTGTACTTTAGTGCAACTACAATTGGTGGTTTGGCAGCTAATACAGTTTATTATGTTCTCAATAAAACTACGAATACTTTTCAATTGAGTTCTACTTTTGGTAGTTCTACTGTAATCAATTTAACTAGCAGTGGAACAGGTACAATACTCGATAAGAAAATAGATACCAATTTGACAAATGCAGACGCATCCTTAGTAAAAGTATATTATCCTCGTTTTTTTAATATTGATTTAGATTACTTAGTTGATACTGATAACAGCGGAAGTGGAGACACTTATCTTAGAAATTTAATTGTAGGCTACAGAATTGTAAGAAGCGAGAGAATTCCAGAAGTTGCAGCAACGGGTTATTTCTTTGTTAGTTCGACCTCGATTAGCCCCAGTCCTACTATTAATGTCCCAGATGGGATGAGTAATGATCGAGCAATCCCTGGTGGGGGAGCAAATACACAACGCCTTTTCTTCTGGTCTCCCGATGATTATTTTGGTAAAACTTACGCATATCAATCGACTGATGCAATTAAAATCTTAGCCCCGCCAGATAGAACAAATATGCTTCAAGTTCAAGGAGTTGCGGAGGGAGATAATACAACTTATACTACTGTACTTCCGGTTAGTGCTCTAGAGATGAAAGGTCAATTTGCGGATTTTCCAGGTTACTTTGTAAACCCGATGACAACAACTTTGAACTTTCAAGATTTTACTCCGAGTGGTCATGTTCATCTTGAATTAGGAGACGATGGGGAAATTGCAGGTACAAAATATTCTATTGGTTACCCCGATACAGTTGGTTTACAAAAAAGTATTACTTATAGAAGAGCAGAAGTATTTGAAATGGGGTCTGTGATTCCTGCCTTTAGTGCTCCTATTGCATCAAATGAATTTGGATTTTACTATGGCCAAATATTTAGAAATTTAGGTGGTAATAAAAAGTACTCTGCTAATAAAGAACTTACCCAATATCAAACCATAGGACATATTTATATTTTAGCGTCTGGCCAAACAGGTATTATAAATGCAGAACCCGTATTTGGTGGTGATATATTCAATCAAAAATCATATACGCTCTTAAGAATGGGTAGCCATTCTAATACTGGCGGTAATCCTCGTTCGGCTGCTACAATGGGTTCTGCGATGGGTTTCTATTCTCAGAATACTTCTAACTTACAGATGCTTACTATCTTAGAAAACGATGGTACATTTACAGGTCCGGGGTATCAGTTTCCTCAAAGTCTAGATACAAGCAAGGGAGGCACATTTCCAGCAGGTTCTTGGGGATCTGGAGTATGTTACTGGATTGAACAATGGCCTGAAGTAAGCAATCAGCAAAATTATAATCGTGGTTATGACCCAACTGATAATAGTATTTTAGATACCGGGTACGATACCAACTTGAATTATAATGGCTACTTACCCTCTCGTGTTACTTGGTCGGCCAAAAAAATTATTGGGTCTCAGAAAGATAACTATCGTCTATTCAAACCACTAGACTTTGCAGATCTTGATTTAACATTAGGACCTATTGTACACCATGATGTAGTAGATAATAATTTTTACACTTGGCAGCCTTATAGCGTGCAGAGACAATACTTTAACGATGCTTCTTTATTGGGAGCACAAGAGGGCACAGACATTGTTATTGGAACGGGTTCTATTCTTGGATCCTCAGGTGTACAATTGACAGCAATCGGAATGTTTAAAAAGTGGAGCCATGTAAAAGGAAAAACCCCTAGTGGAAAAGAGACATTCTATTGGTATAATGATCAATTGCAAAAATTTGTTCGCTTTGGTCAAGATGGCACACGTGTTATCTCAGATAAAGGAATGATATCTTACTTAACAAATAATGGTAAGTATGTTAGCAATCAAGATTACCACTTGACAGGTTTAGGAGTACATGGTGTATGGAATGATAAGTACGCAGAAACTATCTTTACTTTTAAATATAATGATGGCGCATCCAACAAGCAGTTTACTGTGGTATACGATGAGATTAAAAATGGCTTTGTGGCTTTTCATTCTTACTACCCAAATATATATTTAAGATTTAATAATACTTTTTTCTCTCCGAATCCTTCATTACCAAAGGCATTGTATCTTCATGATCGGGGCTCAGAATCAACTTACTACGGAACATACGTAACACCATCGCTAACAGGCGTAATGAACTATGACCCGAACGTAAGTAAGAACTTCGAAGCGTTACAATTTGTAACGGATACACAACCTTTTGAAGTATTTTTAACTACCGCAAATCATGTATCATACTTAGACGAAACAGAGTTTGAAAAGAGAGAGGACCTTTGGTATAGTCCTATTAAAAATGATTCAACTTCAACTGGACTCAACAATGGGGATACTTCTCGTTTATGGGGTAAGTGGTTGAAAGTGAAGATGACTTTTGAGGCGAGTATTGGAAAACAGAAACTGATCAACTTCATGGTCAAGTTCCGCCCAATGGCTCGTTTGTTTAATCAATAATAAATAACTAAATTTGTAATTACATGGCATTTCTACCATTCGTACCACAACTAGCATTAGGAGCAATCCAAACAGGAGTTGCTCTCAGTCAGTTGAACAAATTGCGTGGCCAAGCCTTGCCTCGGTACGACTTCTCTCCAACACAAGCTAATGTATCTATGTACAGGCAGCGTTTAGCTCAAGGGTTACCCCCTGCTGAGATTGCTTCTATGGAACAGGCACAGGCTGCTCAAAATGCTGGTGGGTATCGTCAAGCAACTGACTTATCTGGTGGACAGTTGAGTTCTGCTATCGGTAGAATTGGTCAATTACAAAATATCAATTTGGCTACTCGTATGGGTCAGATGCAAGCACAGGAAAGAAGAGCCGCTCAATCTAGTTTGGCTGCTTCTCAGTCTGCCTTGCAGGGTCAGATGAATATGCAGACTCAGTACGATATGCAAAGAAGAGCACAGGAAGAACAGGCTTTGGGTGGTGCTATGAAAGCAGGTTTACAAAGTATGGGTAATGCTTTGACTTATGGAGCGTTTGATTACTTGGGTGGTTTGAATAAAACAAAAACTACTCCTGAAATAGCAAGCGTAACTCAGCAAAGTGTGGCAAATGTAACCCCAACACAATTTGCCAATCAAGGACAGTTTCCAATGACCAGCGCTGATTATTTTAATATGGGAACACCATTTAATACACGGGTTGGTGAAAATGCTTTGTATGCTCCTGATTATCAAGCACCTGCTCCGATGAATACATATGGATTCGCTCCTAGTGCACCAACACTCAGTAGAAATCCATATCAAGTGAATACTCCTTTTAGTTTTATGTCGGGATACGTACCACCAACAATAGCAGTAAAAAAATAATGGCAAGCAACGTAAATGTAGGTTTAGGTATAGGATTGCAGGCTCAACTACAAGCCCCAGCACAAGTATTCGCAAGACAGCAACAGCAAAAGATTGCAGCACAACAAGCTGCCCTAAAGCGAGCTGCTGAGGATGAGGATTTATTGTCTCGCTTACAGAAAGACGTAAGTGTGAATTCGAAAGAGTTGCACCGTTTGGTTAAAAAGCCCGTTGCCGATATTAGTGCTAATGCAATCAATGAGTTGATCAAGGCTAAAAGTAGCGGAGACTTGAACTGGAGAAATAAGGCTGTAGACATCACAAACAATTACAAGAATGAGTTAGCTCACCTTTCTGGGCTGAGCGATCAATATAAGAACTTTGAGAAAAACTACGAGACTTTGGGTAACTACAAGACTCGTGAGCAACAAAGTCTACGTGAGTTGATGAATGGGTCTCAGACCTATACAGAGATGCTCGACAAGGCAAAGAAAGCAAACATGGCAGGTGTAGATGTAGAGAGCGGATTAATCCTTTCTAATCAGTTTATGCCTCGTGTAGATTTGAATAGAACATTGGATGGCACCTTCTCTAAGGTAAGTCCTATTGAAACAAGTGTTAAAACAGTCAAGGAGGGAGGAAATGAGTATCAAGAAGTAAGAAGTCGTGTTCCTCTGATGAAATCCGAGGCTGATTTGATTGCCGGTCAAAGAGGTCTTACATTCATCCCATCTATTGAGAGTACAGCAGAAGAAATTATTGCTGATCCTACCTTGCGTACACAATACGCTGATACATACGGTATCAATCCTCAAGATGAAGCAGCACTTAAGAGCAGTATTATGAACGAGGGTCGTAAGTTTGTAGAAGAAGGAATTAAGCGCAGAAACTTGGGTAATCAAAACATACGTGTTGTTGTAAATACAGGCGGAGAGCAAGATATATTAGGGTTTAATAAATCAGTACAAACCCTTGACACAGGTGGATTTAAAACCGCCTCTGCCGCTGTATTGGGTGTGAATGCTCCTGGCTACTCAACAGTAAAAAGTGGAAACTTGGTAAATCAAGTTGGAAATCTTGCTCCTGGAGGTACAATCACAGGGGCGGATGTAAATGAGGTGCGTGTAATGCCTTGGGTTCAAGATCCTAAATCAAAAGCAATACGACCAGCTAAGATTGGAGAAAAACCAGCAGGTTATCAGACATTTGTAATGTTTGGTATGGAAGGAAGCAAGTTTTTCTTGCCCGCTGAAGAATTTAGTTATACTGGTTTGATGAAAGGCGGAAAAGATATTTCTATGACTATTCAAAACTCTGTTACAGATATGAATAATTATGCAGAGCAATTAAATGAATTGTATATTGCAGAAAGAAAGAAACCAGGTGCCGTTAAGGACGCCTTTGGTAAGGGAGATATATACACTATGACAAACGAACTTAAAAAGAAAGTTAAATAATGGCCAATAATATAAACGAACTTTACGATTCACTTAGCGATGATCCGCTATTCACAGAAAATTTCAAAAGCGCAGATGATTTGGAAACTTATCTCAAAGCGCCTGCGAACGTAAAAGATTTCAGAAAAGTTTATGGAGCCGAGTTAGATGAAACCCAATTGATGGGTTTAAAAAAAAAAGAAGACACTTCTTCATCGAGTTCAGTTTCGGTTGGCGCTGAGCCGATGGTGGAAACTCCCCAAATGGGAGTTCAAGATAACAATCCAGTTCTAGAGGTTCCCAGCGGTGCTGCGGACCAAGGTATTGACCTTAGCGGTCAGCCATTGCCTGAGATGGGTTATGGTAAGGGTATTCCATTGCCCGATCCAACCAAGCAAAAGTATGTTGATGGTGAGTTGATTAAGATTCAAAAGTTCTTAGAATCTAACAATCCCGGCGCAGCCTTTGCACAACTGCGTCAGTTGAAGATGCAGAATCCCGATTTGAAATTAACTCCTGAGCAGAACGCTACTCTTACTGTTCCTTTAAACAAGTTCCTGGAA